TCAGGTTCATGGCAAGGAACACGAACTGGAAAGACCCGGAAGACCTCGCACAGGAGCAGGAGAACTTCACCAAGCGGAACCTGGCTTCTGACAAGTCCGGTTTCCTGTTGTTCCCGAACAACTACGATGGCATCCAGCTCATCCAGTCGAAACCGTACACGATCAGCACCGATGACCAGAGGTTTATCAAGGAGAGCGTGAACGACTACTTCGGCGTAAATGACGCAATTATACAGAACACGGCGGCAGGTGCAGAGCTTGACGCCTTTTTTGACGGCAAGATCGAGCCGTTTGCGATCCAGCTGGAACAGGTCCTGACGAAGATGCTCTTCACGGAGACGGAGCAGGGCTACGGAGCGAAGGTTCACGTCACGGCAAACCGGCTGCAGTATATGAGCACCGGCGACAAGATCAACTTCATCAGTCAGCTCGGTGACCGAGGCATGATCACGATCAACGAGGCCCGCGAGCTGCTGAACTACACCGCGATCGAAGGCGGCGACGTACTACCGATTCGTGGTGAATACTACTTCGTCGGCCAGGAGCAGCCGGCACCGGAACCCGAACCGGAACCGGAAGAGATCACAGAGCCGGAGACGCCGACGGAAGGAGCGGAGAATGGCGATCAAAACTGAGCGCGAATACAGAATGATTCAGCTGCCGGAGATGCAGTTCCGGGCGCTGGAGGATGAAGATCAGCAGTACATCGTGGAAGGCTATGCAACGACCTTCGACGATCCGTATGTGCTTTTTGAGTACGACGGGAACAAATACATGGAGCAGATCACACGCGACGCGCTTCTGAACGCGGACATGGGCGACGTGATCTTCCTTTACAACCACGAGGGCATGGTCTACGCGAGACAGTCGAACGGGACCCTTAAGCTCTCAATCAATGAGCATGGTCTGTACGTTCGGGCCGACCTATCGTCGACAGAGGCGAGCCGTCAGATGTACGAATCCATAAAAGCCGGACTGGTCACGCAGATGTCGTGGGCCTTCACCGTCGAAGAGGAGTCTTACAACGAGAAGACGCGGACGAGAACCATCCTCAAAGTGCGGAAGGTGTACGACGTTTCTGCGGTATCAATCCCGGCAAATCCGAACACCGACATCAGTGCGAGATCCTACTGGGACGGAGTGATCGAAGAGGAGCGCCGGAGTGAGCGCGAGCGTGCGGAGAAGGTCGAGCGGATCAAGAACAAACTGAAAGGAGATGTCCACGAATGAACATCAACGACATGAATCTCGAAGAGATCCAGACGCGCAGAGCCGAGATCGCAGCCCGAAGAGAGGCTATCACGGCGGAGCTGGAAACGGCGGAGGCTGATGTGCTGGACACCCTTGAGACCGAAGCCGACGCGCTCAATGAAGAAGAGCGTGCCCTGAACGAGCGCGAGACCGCGATCAATGAAGCAGCGGAGACTCGCGCGCAGCTGGTCGCCGACGTTATTACGTCCGGCGTGGTCATCCAGAACATGGAGGAGAGAAAAACAATGACTGACCTTGAAGTGAGAAAATCCCACGAGTACAACCTGGCATTTGCTGAGTACATCAAAACCGGCAACGATGCGGAGTGCAGAGCGCTACTGACCGAGAACGTCTCCGGCACCGTGCCGATCGCAACCTATGCCGAAGACCGCGTCCGCACTGCTTGGAACCGCGACGGCATCATGGCCCGCGTTCGCAAAACTTACCTGAAGGGTAACCTGCAGATCGGTTTCGAAGTGTCCAGCTCTGATGCTGTAATCCACACCGAGGCTGCGAACAGCGCCACCACCGAGGAACAGCTGGTCCTGGCCGTCACCAAGCTCGTCCCGGAATCCATCAAGAAGTGGATCTCCATCTCGGACGAAGTCTACGACATGAAGGGCGAAGAGTTCCTTGACTACATCTACGACGAGCTGACCTATCGGATCGCAAAGAAGGCAGCGGACACCCTTGTCGCCAAAATCGATGCTTGCGGCACTGTGTCCACGACCAATGCTCCGGCAGTTGCCAAAATCGCCTCGACGACCGTCACCGTCGGCCTGGTTGCTCAGGCGCTCGCTCAGCTGTCCGGCGAGGCTGCTGATCCTGTCGTCATCATGAACAAATTGAGCTGGGGCGCGTTCAAAGCCGCTCAGGCCGCTAACGGCTACAACTACGACCCGTTTGAAGGCCTTCCGGTACTGTTCAACGACAGCATGACGGCGTTCTCTGCTGCCACGACCGGTGAGACCTACGCGATCGTCGGCGACCTTGGCCTTGGTGCCCAGGCGAACTTCCCGAACGGCGACGAGATCGAGATCAAGTTCGACGACAAGACCCTCATGGAGAAGGACCTCATCCGCATCCTGGGTCGTGAATATGTCGGCCTTGGTGTCGTAGCGCCGAACGCGTTCACCAAGATCACCCACTAAGATCTAAACCTTCAGGAGGCATAAGATGGGCAAGGTGTTTATCGCAGTGCCGAGCATGGACCAGGTTCCGGCTCGGTTTGCACAGTCACTTGCCATGCTGCAGCGCGCAGGAGACACGCAGGTCGCGTTCCAGATCGCCAGTCTGGTATACGATTCCAGAAACAAACTGGCGAGAACGGCAATCCACATGGAGGCCGACTGGGTCCTCTGGCTGGATTCCGACATGGTTTTTGACCCGGATCTGCTGGTCCGAATGATGAAAACCTGCGAGGAGAACGACCTGGACTTCCTGACGGCGCTTTACTTCAAACGGAATCCGCCATACAGCACGGTCCTGTTCGACAGGCTGGAGGCGACAGAAAAGGGGTGCAGCTTCACGACGTTTGAATCCGTACCTGAAGGCCTTTTTGAGGTCGGCGGGTGCGGTTTCGGCGGCGTACTCATGAAAGCTGACGTACTTCTGGACGTTTCCGCGAAGTATAACGGCAGGATGTTCGATCCGCTGCCTGGAATGGGCGAGGACATCAGCTTCTGCTGGCGCGCGAGGCAGTGTGGCTACAGGATCTTCTGCGATCCGTCGATAGAAATGGGCCATGTTGGCTACAACGTGGTCACACGGGGCTATTTCGAAGCCTGGAGAAAGGAAAAAGATGCTGGAGAAAGTTAAGCTGGCCGTGCGGGTCAGCACCGACGTATTTGACAGCGAGCTGCTGGATCTGATCGCGGCCGGTATCGCGGACCTGATGCACATCGGGGTGCGTTTTGACTACGCATTCACGAGAACCGACTACACGATTGAAGATCCGCTCGCGTCCAGGGCAGTCGTCACGTATTGCCGGATGAATTTCGGATCTCCTGCAGACTACGACAGGCTGAAGGCGGCGTATGACGAGATGAAAGGACAGCTCCGGGAGAGCTCCGCGTACGGAATGGAGGCGCTCTGATGGCATACACAGCAATAAACCTGCTGCGGAGGACACAGATCACCAACCAGTACGGCGACCTGGTCGACACGATCGTCCGGCGCCAGGTGTACGCGGAGGAGATCTCCGTCGGCATGACGGAGGTGTACCAGGCGATGGCTGTCGGGTACAAGCCCGAAGTCAAGTTCCGGCTGGAGAACTTCATGGACTACCACGGCGAGCAGCTGGTGGAGTACACCCCGTTCATGAGCAGGGACACCGTGCTGCTGCGCGTGCTTCGGACGTACCGCGACGGGGACCGGATCGAGATCGTCTGCTACAACGACAACAGCAATCCGAAGGTGGCAAGCGATGGCAACACCGAAACCGCAAACCAAAATCAGCTATAAGAAGGGCAAGACCGAGGTCACGTACGAGAGCAACCTGGACGCGTCTCAGTATTATCTGTACGAGCTGAGCCGCGGTGCGCTTCGTGATGTAGGCAAGTTCGTCGCCAAGAAGTTCCTGGAGGCGTACTACCAGCATTTCGAGAAACATCGCGGAAGAGGCGGAAAGGCTGTCTCGTTCAAGGTGATCTCCGGCAAGTCCACGACATCGCCAAGGGTACAGATCGGTCTGAAGGCCGGGAAACAGAACGGGTTCTACGGATTCTACCAGGAGTTCGGAACCAGCGACGGATCGGTACCGCGTCTGGGACTGCTGACAAAGGCTGTGGAGGACAACGTGGCGGAGATCGTTAAGATCGAGAGCCAGTACCTGGACGGCCTGAACGACGAAGCGGCCAGACTCGAAGCACTGGTCAACGAGAACGACTACGACGGAGATGCGGATGGCGATGACTAATGAGCTGCGTCGCGTGATCATCGCGCGGCTGAATAATATCAAAACACAGTACGGGATCAGCGAGATCGGCTACCGACTGGTGCAGGACGAGCAAATGTTCCCGCACCTGGTAGTTGATTTTCCATCTGTCAGCCCGACCGACATGGGCCGGGAGGACTTCCTGATGGACATCCACATCTGGAGCAAGGACAATGCCGTGGCGTTCGACATTATGGACGCGGTGCGGGACCTGTTCAGCTTCTGGAACAGCCCACAGGACACGATCCTGCCGACATTTTACGAGATGTCAGGCGGACAGGTCGACGATCCGGACAAAACTGTCATTCACTTGGTCCTGCGATGCAGCGGCCAGGTATACAAAACCTCGGCAACTGACGCCGGGATCATCTGGAGGGATTAAAACATGGCGATTGTGATCAAAGGCACCGGCACCGTCAACGACAGCACTGATTTTCGGGATGTCGTCTGGTCCGGGAAGACCAAGAACGGCAAGGCGTGCACCATCACGCTGAAGAACGCCATCAATAAAGGCAACATCGACCTGTCCTTCGTCGAGAAGGATGACACGGTCGCGCAGCTGGTGTTTACGGGCACCTATGCGAACACGGACCACATGGTCAGCTCTGCGAGCGACTACGAGGAACCCTGGACGATCAACTATGCTGGCGGCGCGTCTGATACGGCTGCCGGCACGATCCTGCTGGGCGCCGGCGTGGTCTCGATCGGGGGCGTGGACGTCGCGCTGACCCGCGGCGGGTCGCAGTTCACGGTTGAGCGTGAGTTCCGCAACATCAATGCGGACGGCGACCGCGGCACCGTACAGGGGCGCGTTGTGATGGATGGCGCGGAGGCGACACTTACGCTGAACGCTCTCACGTTCCTGACGCACATGGCGGACGTGCTGCCGGCCATCAGCGTGACGACCGGTTCGTAACTGCTAAAGGGGCCGGGAAACCGGTCCCGCTTTTTTAAAACGAGGGAGAGAGATATGAGACAACTGACGGGTCACGACGTCTTCATGGCGCTGAAGGTGTTGCAGAAGATCGGCGTGAAAGACGAGCTGGTCGATTTTGCCGTCCAGCTGAAGAACGAGGCGGAGCAGTCGAAAGAATCCGCCGGAAGCAAAGAGAATCTCCAGCAGAAACTGGGGGCAAAGCTGATTTTCGGAGTCCTTTCCAACTGCGGGGACGAAGCCGCAGAAAAGGCCTTTTTCGCGTTCCTCGCGGGGCCTCTTGAATCGACACCTCAGGCACTGGCGGCGATGAATTTGCTCGACCTGGTCGACATGACCCAGGAATGGATCGGGACGGTTGACAAGGAACGCTGGCGGGCTTTTTTCGGCTCACTGTCGGGCCTGATCGCTGGACCGACATCGTCCACCTCTTCGCTGACCGGTATGGCTGGACAGAACGTGATGTAAACGAGACGGACGTGGTCACGCTTGCAGGCCTCTCCGACAAGATCAAAGAAGAGAACGAGCGCGACCGGCTCCGGGAAGAGTGGCTGGTGCAGCTGCCGTACATGGCGCTGAAGCTGCTCAAGAATACGAGCTTTGAAGATTACGCCGCTCTGAGAATGAGCGGAAGCATAGACACGAGACCGACCGAGGAGATCCTCGCGGAGGTCGAAGAAGTAAGAAGGCTGACAGGAGTGAAGTAAATGGATCTTTTCAAACTGGTCGGGTCTGTGTTCATCGATACGGACCAGGCGAACGACAGTCTTCAAAAAACAGACGAAAAGGCACAAAAAACCGGCACGAGCTTCAAGGACATAGCGGGCAAGGCTGCAAAGGTCGGCACGGCTGTCGTGGGCGCTTCTGCGGCTGCTGTGGGCGGGATCGTGAGCCTGGCCAACAATGCGGCGTCGGCTGCGGACGAGATCGACAAGGGCTCGATCCGGATGGGAATCTCGACCGACTACTATCAGCAGCTCGGTTATGCAGCCGGCCAGTCCGGCGTCGAGATGGGAACACTTGAGAAGGCCGCGAAGAAACTCGAAGGCACGGATCTGAACCTGGAAGACGCCATGAATCAGATCATGAGTCTGGAAACGGCGGAAGACCGGGCCGCGAAGGCTGCGGAGCTGTTCGGTGACTCGGTGGCGTACCAGATGAGTCCTCTGATCGAGCAGTCCGGCGAATCTTTCGACGACCTGATTCAGAGAGCCGATGATCTCGGCCTGGTCATGGGCGAGGACGTGGTCAAAGCCGGTGTCACGATGGGCGATACCATGTCAGACGTCCAGCAGAGCTTCAATGCGATCGTCACGAAGCTGGGTGGCAGTCTGATGCCGGTCGTGCAGGAGTTCCTGGATCTCGTCCTGGAGTTCATGCCGTTCATCATCACAGCATTCGAACAGCTCAGCCCTCTGCTGTCGATGGTATTCGAGAATCTGATGCCGCCTCTGATGGAACTGGCACAGACGCTGTTCCCGATCCTGATGGACTTCATACAGCAGCTGCTGCCTCCTATTATCGAACTGGTGTCGGCGCTGTTGCCGGTCATCGTCAATCTGATCGACGCGCTTCTGCCGATTCTCCAGCCGATCCTGGACCTGCTCCTGGCGCTGCTGCCTCCGCTGATCGACATCATCAACGTGGTCATAGTGCCGATTATCAACCTGCTCAGCCAGGGGCTAAAAGTTGCGCTGCAGATGATCGGGCAGGTCATTTCGGTGGTCGCACAGGCATTCATTCAGGCTTGGAACTTTATCAAAAAAGCCTGGGACGGTGCCGGTAAGTTCTTCAGCAACATCTGGCAGGGCATCAAGCGCACGTTCTCGGCAGTCGGCACGTTCTTCACGAACATCTTTAAGGGTGCATGGGACGGCATCAAGAAGATCTGGGACAAGGTCACCGGCTGGTTCAGCAACCTGTGGGACGGCATCAAAAACGTATTCAAGGCTGGTCTTAACGGCGTAATCGGGTTTTTAAATACCATGA